GTCATTTCCAGCCACCCTCGCCCAGATTTGAGGCCACCCCGGTTGATGCCGGGGTGGGGTCAGCCTCGTTGGTCTCGTGCGCCTCGTGACGAGTTGCAGCTTCGATGGGCGGCTGCGAGGACGTCTGACTCAGGGCCGAAGACGTGATCGGCTGTCCAAGGGTCGTCGGGGCGTGGACCTTGCCCGCAGAGGTGGCAGAAGGTGGCGGTCTCTCTCACGAGTCTGGCTCGTTCTGGGTAGTCGCCTCGGTAGTGGGGTCGTGAGGCGTTGCGGATGGCTTGGCGTTTGCCTTCGCAGGTTGGGCAGCGGGTGGGTTGGGTGGTGAGTCGTCGGCAGCTGAGGCATGGGCGTTGAATGGGCATGAGGTCTTGAATGGTAGTAGAGGGTCCAGACGCGGTACTAGACACCGTGTGACTACGTCACACACGGGTGTCTGTTTGTACACCAACGGGTTCAGAACGGTGTCTGAATGCCGTGTCTGGATTCTGTTGGGTGGTTCAGAACCCGAGTGGGTCGCTGGTTCGGTTCATGTGGATGGCGTCGAGGGCTGGTCTTAGGTCGTTGGTGTCGTACTTGATGCCTGCCTGCCGGACCTGCTTCCTGAAGTCTCGTGAGGCTTTGTGGCGTTGTCCGGGGCGGATGTGTGGGAAGTGTCGGAGGATGGCTGAGGCGAGTTGGTATTGCTTCTCGGTGAAGGTTTGGTTGGAGTCTTTGAGTCGGATCGGGTGGATGTCTTCGAGGGTTTCTTCTACCAGTTCTACTTCGTTGGGTGCCCAGGTGATGCGTGAGAAGAGTCGGGTGAGTTTGATGTGGTGGGCTTCTCGTTCCATGTGGTAGACGAGGTCGACGTCGTCGTTTTTGGCTGAGGAGCCTCGTTGGCCTGATTTGCCTTTGTCTTTGCCTGCGTGGTCGGTTCGGAGCATGGCGATGCCTGCGGCTTTGAGGCTGAGGCCTGTGGTGCGTGCGAACTCTCGGTAGGTGTCTGCTGAGTTCTCTTCGCCTTCTACGGCTCGTCCTGTGGTGTCGATGACGACGACTTGGGCTCCGGTGAGCTCTACGAGTTTCATGACGGCTGCTGCGCCTTCGTAGGTGTTGAGGGCGGGGAGGCTGGGGATGATGGCGTAGTGGAGGTGGGTGAGGTTGTCTTCTTCGGTGTAGCCGAGGCGTTCTAGGCGTTCGAGGAGGTCGCCTGGTGTCATTTCGTAGTCGAGGTAGAGGACGTGGACGGGTGGTTGGGCTGGGCGTCCGAAGATGGGTTTGCCGGTGGCGAGGGCTGCGGTGCAGGCGAGGGCGAGGTAGGACTTGCCGACTTTGGCTACGGCGAAGAGTGCGGTTTGGCGTCCTCGTGCGATGAGTGGGTAGGCGATCCAGTCTTCGCTGGTGTGGTCTTGGTTCCAGAACTCTGACCAGTTGACGAGTTGGTTGAGGAGTTCGTCGGGTGTTGAGGTGATGGGTGTGGGGTTGCGGCCGAGGTATTCGTTGGTGGCTTTCTTCCAGTCGCCTCCGTGTCGTGTTTGGGCGTAGTAGCCGAAGCGTGAGTATCCGCCTTCAGGCACCGGGGCGTTGGTACTGAACACGATGAGTGCGTCGTTGCCGTTGTGGTTGACGCTGGCGGAGATGCCTCGGGTTTTGCCGGGGCGGATGTAGTAGTCGGTTCCTTCGTGTTGGTAGGCGTGTGTCCAGCCGTCTGCGGTCAACAGTGTGTGCCAGTCGGTGGAGGCGTTGTAGCGGCTGCTGGGGAGGTTTGGGTCGTTGAGGAAGTCGTCGTGGTCTCGTGGTTTGGCTCGGTCGATTTTGGGTTGGATGGTGAGGAGGTGGATGAGCCAGGTGGGTGCGTCGGCTGGTTTGAGGTCGGTGATGGCGTAGCCGTGCTCGAAGGTGTATTGGCCTCCGTTTTCGTGGGTGGATGGTGGTGCGACGACGTAGCCGCCGATGCCTCGGATGTCGAGTCCTTCGCCGAGGCGTTTGCCTGCGTCGTTGCGGATTTCGATGGTGGTGGTGAAGTAGAGGTGGCGTCCGCCGGTTGGGGTGAGGACGGTGACGGTGTCGGGGAGTTGGCCGTGTTCTGCTTCTAGATCGGCGAGTGTGTCGCTGCCACGCTTCCCGTTTTTGTCGTCGATGTCGAGGACGAAGAATTGTCGGTTGGCTGCTCGTCCGGTGGCGATGCCGACGCCTGCTCCTTTGTAGGTGGTGGTGAACCATTCACGCACTTGTGCTTCATCGTTGGATGCTTCGGTGGTCCAGGCTTTCAACAGCGGAACTTTGGTGGCGTGTTGGATCGGGATGACTCGGATGCCTCGCCGTGCGTAGGCGATAGCGGCGTCTAGGACTGTCATTGGCGGGACTCCTTGTTGGGTTGGTCAGGTTAGCAGGGTATGTCGAACCAGTTGGTCCAGATTTCTGATGGGTGTTTGCCGAGTTTGATGGCGTAGTTGTCGGCTTCCCATTGGTTGAGTGTGGTGTGTGGGTTGCGCCATCGTTGGATGGTGCTGATGTGGACGTGGAAGAGTTGGGCGAGTTGTCGGGCTGAGGTGGTGGTGTGGTGTTGGAGGAGTTGGTGTGCCGGGTATTTAGGTTGTGGGTGTTTGCGTCGGCGTGGCATCAAGTTTCCATTCGTTGTGGCGGGTTGTGGCGGGTGCAGAGCGGTGGCTCTGACGGCGTGATGTGAAGGATAGCCCGATTCGAGCACCGGGGACATGACCAGGTGGTCATTCGTCGTCGTCGAAGTCTGCTTCTCGTTCCATCCATGCTTTGGCGATCTTGGCTTTCTGTATGTGGGAGACGGCTTCGCAGAGGCCGATGGTTTCGGCTGCCGTCTGGTTCTCTAGGCATTGTATGTAGAAGCTTTGGTCGGAGTCTTCGTCTTCTACGACGGCGATGAGGACGTATTTGATGCACCAGCCCGACCCGGTGCTGTTGAGGTATTGCTCGATGGGGTCAGTCCTCTTCGTCATCACGACCGTCGCAGCAGGGTTTGGAGTTTGGTACGCAGGCGCATGGTCGGAGCGGGTCGAGGTTCATCGTCGTTCCAATGTAATCGGCGGCGACCAGGTGGCTTCCCAATGTCTGCCGGGCTTGAATGCCACGGTGATGTTGCCTTCCGGATCGAGCGTGACGAGTAGATGTACACCACCTTGACGGTAGGCGCTCATGACGTCGGTTGCGTCGATGTGTGCTACCCAGCGTGAGTGGCCGTCGGAGTCGGCGAGGACGGTGGCGAACTTCGGGTCGGTGATGCTCATGGCTGTTCCTTGAAGCGTGTGACTGCATCGTTGTGTTTGTCCTCGATGTGTTCATGCACCATGCTCAAGCAGGCGAGGTATCCGGCTGCGTCGACGACGGAGTCTCGGTGCCAACGGCCGCTGGCGTCGTTGGTTGCGATGCGTGCGAGTTTGACGCAGATCATGAACATGATGGCCTGTTTCACCGAGACCTTGATGCCGGTGAAGGCGTAGAAGAGTTGTGAGACTTTCCAGTAGTCGTCGAATGGGTGGCTGTAGGCGTCTTGGCGTGGGCCGTTGACGAGGTCGTGGGCTTCGGTGAGGATTTCGGAACCTTTGGTCACAGTTCGACTCCTTGTTGGATGTGGAGGCGGAGGCGTTCGATGGTGGCGTTCAGCGATGCGGTTTGTTGTTTGTAGGCGTCAACTTCTCGTATCGCTGCGGTCAACGAGTCTTCGAGGTTGTCTCGTTGTTCGGTGACGTGTGCGAGGGCGGTGGACAGTTCGGCGATGCGAAGCTGTGCCTCCTCGTTCATCTGTCGTAGTGCGTCAATGTCGTAGGTCATTTCTTGTTTCTCCTTGTGAGTTCGGCTTCTAGGGCTTTGATTGCTGCTTCAAGACGATCCACGTCTCCTTGGCCGACGAACACTCGGCGTAGGAACTCGATGGCGTCCCTGATTTCTTGTTTGGTCATGGATGCTTTCTAACAGGATGTGACCGGGACAGGGAAAAAGGGAAGGGAAAAACCTGCCCCGGTCACAAGTTCTATGGCTGCGGTGTGCGACCTGGGCCACGCAGGGCAACCCAGGTCACAACACCAATGATGACGACGAGAACAATCAGTTCCACGTCACCACATCTCTGCCGAAGCATCGTTCTTCGGTGCTTCGACTTTGGCGGCGTAGAGCTTCGGTGCGTTGAACGCAGCCGACTTCTTCTCACCGTCACCCGTGTAGCGCACGCTCAGCGTGGAGCCGACGAGCGTTTTGACGCCTGCCTTCTCGGCTGCTTCACGGATCGCTTTGACCATCTGTCCTCGCACCCACAGGTTGGATGCACCGATTGGTGTGTCGAGGGTGAAGACGAACACCCAACGTGGGTCGCCGTTGTCGTAGGTTTTGACGTTCCCTGCCGGGTCCTTGTCCTGAAGTTTGGTGACTTCGGTGACGGTGCCGGTGTGGGTGTCGCCAATTTTGGCGAACTTGAGTGCAGGCAGCTTCGGGCCACCTGATGTTGATTCCATGAACTCATCGGACATTGCTGTACTCCTTGATGGTGTAGTTGTTGGTTTTGGGGTGGTATTCGAGTTGCACCCGGTTGTTGTAGATGTCTTGGAATGACGACCAAACTCGTTCGGCGTCAACCCATGACAGGTCAGCCAGGGCTTCTCCTGCGGTGTTGTATTTCTTTCCTGTGCGTAGTTCGCAGATGCTACGCACGAGGTCTTTGTCCACATGGCCGTCGTTTTCGGCGATCTCCAGCAGGATGCGGGCGATGCCGATTCGACGTTCGGTGGGCGGGTTCATGCTGATGGAGCCGTTGGCTTCATCGGCGATGTCTCGGATGACGAGCCGTGACTTGTCATCAAGTTTGGTGAATCGCATTGCGAGAATCGTGACGACGGATTCGTCAACGAGGCGACCTTCAAGCGGTGTCACTTTGCCACCTTCTTCTTGGCTGGTGCCTTTTTGCGGGTTGGTGCTTTGGTGATGGGTTGGAGGTCGGGTTCGTTGTTGGGGAGGAACCCGGCAGAGAACTCGGTCTCCAACTGATCCAACCGAATCATCAGGATGTCCAACTGCTCTTCGTTGAGGTCGGGCAGTTTGACGCCTGGTGCAGGCCAATGTTTCTTCAACAGCTCTTGTGCTGGGGTTGGGAGGTTTTTGATGCGTGTGAGTGCGTCGTTGCGGTTGAGGTCGGGTGCTGTAGAGGTGGCGACTCCGGTCGTGGGCGGAATCCCGTCGTTGGCCGCCACCTCCACATGCACTTTGATGTGCAGGTCTTTGCGTTTGCGCCATGCTCGAACGTCCATGGCCATCTGTGCTGCTTCCCACCCGGCGACGAGGTCTACTTCGTAGAGGGCGAGTTCTCCTTTGCCAGCAGGCAGGTGGAGGATGACGCCTCGTGTCTTGTCGATGTCTGGCATCGGTATGTGCTCTTGGGTTTGCCAGTTGTAGATGTATTCGGCGTTGGCGTACATCGCCATCTGGACTGCGATGGCGTTCATTGCGTAGTCGATGGAACCCGTCTTCAAGTCAAACACCTGTTTCTTTTTGCGGGTGTTGAATCGGGCGATGCGATCCGCTGTGCCTGCGTACTCGAACTTTTCGTTGACGAGGAGTACTTCGACGAAGCGTGGGTCGATGATGACGCCGTGTTGGGTGATGCCTTTGAGGTAGGCGTCAACGTCGTCCTGTAGTCCGGGGAGGATTGCTGGTTTCTGGCCGAGGTCCAACGCTTGGGTGAGTGAGTGGAGTGCGGTGCCGATGTTGGCTTTGCTGGATGCTCCTGCTGCTTCGATGGCTTGTTGGACGATGCGGTCGAGTGCGGTGCGGTCTTCGAGTGCTGCTGATGCTGCGACGAGGAGGTCGTTGCGTTGCACCAGACCTGTCGCAGTCATGCGACCCTTCCACGCTGTCAACGCACCTTCATCATCCAAGCATTTGGCGATGGTGGTGACTCGTGGGAATGAGGTTTGTTTCCCACTGCGTGTGGTGATGAGGTAGCGACCCCATCGGTCTTTGGGTGCTTCACCTGTGGTGAAGTCGTCGGTGGCGGGCATTGGCGGGCCTTTCTTGTAGTTGGGCTAATTGGGATTACTGAATGTACCTTATCGGTGGGGTGTTGGCTGGTGGTGGATGGTGAATCGGATGGCTTCCGTGGCGGTGCGGAAGTATTCGACTAGATCATCGAACTGATCTCGGACTTGCCAATAGCTGTGACCGCCACGAAGGATGGTCCAGTCTCCGATTCGGTATTCACCGGGTGCAACACGAAACTGCTTGAGATTCATTTCGGCCTCCTTACTTGCCTGAATCTATTTTACCATGCCTGTCAAATCATGCCTTTGGCTGGTCGAGCATCGCAAGGAGCTCGGCCCACACTTTGGCTGGCATGACGGCATACCAGTCGTCCACGTCTTCTGATCCACGACGTTTGACGATGACGGCTCCTGTCCATGCACGGGCGTTGGCCATCTCAACTTCGAGTTCTCGGATGTAGCCAGGTAGGTCAATTTTCTTCTCCGCTTTGACCTCAATACAGACCCCAACGATTCCGTCGATGTCGCCTCGGTCGTCGGTCCATCCGGCACGACTGCGTTCAGCGTTCACCCACCCGAACTTGCGCAACCATTTGGCGACGAGCAGCTCGGCTCGGTTGCCTTTACGTTTGTTTGGATGTGCCACGAAGTCTTATCCTACGACGAGCCTCACGCCTACGTTCCGTCGTCGTCAACCCGCCCCACACACCAACCTCCTCATGCTTTATGGCATGTTCAAGGCAGTCGATGCGTACCGGGCATTTGATGCAATACGACTTGGCTTCAATGACGAGACGTCGCACACCTTCCTCAAAGAACAGGTCGCCTGATTTGCCGTAGCAGGCTGCGTAGCGATACCAGACTGGGTGTCTGCCGACGAAGACGTTGTCTTCGTTCGTCCAGTTAGCGATTGGTTCGTCGGTCACGGCGCTTCAAGATTTCGGTGAGTCGATCAGCGTCACGCTGCTGGATGAGTTGCGACCATGAACGCACCGCTGACACGAATCCGATGACGAGTACCGCAATGAAGATTGCGATTTGCCAGTCGGTGTATTTGTTGTCTGGGTTTTCTGGTCCGGTGAGCCAGAGTCCTATCCATGCGAACATGAACAAGCCGTTCAGTATCAGTTTCTCTTTTGGTTTCATGAGCCCTCCTTGTGGGTCGGATTCGACCTTACGGCATTAGTGGCCGAGACTGGTGGATGCTAGGTGGCGAGTGGTCCACGGGTTCCAGCCTCCGTACTGCCAGATGGCGAGGGCGGCACGGGCTGCGGTGTGTGGGTCGAGGAGGTCTTCGCAGGTCTTCACTATTTGCAACGATTGCAGATAGCCGTTCGGGTAGTACTTGGTGGGTCGGCACCATGAGGTGGTGTGGAGTTGGAAGGCGGTCCAGGATCGGCCTTTGTCGCCCCGGACGTCGCTTCGGCATCGGGACTCGAAGTAGGTGATCGCCCCAACCATCGGCAGTTCGGCTTCAGGCCAGCCGACCTCACGGGCGATGTCTATCCAGCCTGGGCAGGATTGCCCGTCAGCGACGTTCAGAGGGCGTCTGGGAGGCGTTGGAGGCAGGGTGGTAGTGGTGGTGCTAGTGGATGCCACAGGGCGTTTGGTGGGCTGTTGTGGGGCTTCTGCGGCCATGGCTGGGACGAGTCCGAGGATGGCTATGAGGGTGAGTGTGAGGGTTGCGGTGAGGGTTCGCATGAGGTGACCTTTCGTGGGTGTGACCGCACAGCCAAGGAGGGAAACTGTGCGGGGTAGTCAACTCGTGACGCCCGCCGAGGCCGAGGACTTACCGTCCGTCAGCCTAGTGGACACCTCCTTGTGATGTCTAAGTCGAACCCTACCTGAGATCGGTTCGGCTCACTACCTGGGTATTGACGACCATTCCGATGGGGATGCAGAGCACTCCGTCGCAGGAGTCGTCGGCTCCGATGGATTGGACGATGACGATGTGTCCGGGTTTGCGGTCGGGGAGTATCCATCCGGCTGTCCGCACGACGTATGGGTCTTGGTCGAGGTTGTCTAGGTCTTGCCATTCTGATTCGGCGTGGGCGTCATGCCATGTCACGATGCCGAGGGTTGCTTCGTTTAGGAGAGCCATACGACGTACTCTGCGGTGACGCTGCCTCGTTCAGGGTTGATGAAGTGGAGGCGTTGGGATGGTTTGCCGGTGGCTGCGACGAACTCTTTGGCGTAGTCGGAGTCTGATTCGATGCTGCCGGAGACGAACACTCGTCCACCGTTGGCGAGGGTCATGGTGATGTTCTGGTGGTAGTGGCCCATGTAGCAGTCGTCGAAGTCGGGGATGACGCCTGATGCCCAGGCGTTGACTTTGCGCATGATGCCGAATGCGGGGACGTTCCCTCCGAAGCTCTTGATTTCGTCTCCGTGGACGAGGAGGACTCGATACTTGCCGACGGCGAATTGTTGATACCAGCCGTCGGAGTGTTGCCAGATGGCTGGGAGGTCGGTGGTTCGGTCTTGGGCGATCTTGTAGGCCATTCGGTCGGCGTTGTCCCCGGCGTAGGTGCCGTCACCGTACCGTCCGAGGCGTCCGTGGTTGCCCCATTCGCAGACGATACGCAACGGTTTGGCGAAGTTTGCCTGCAACGTGCGCACCATCCGTTCGATGAGTCGAGCGGTCTCAAAGAGCTGCTCGAACAGGTGGGCTTCAATCTCCCAAACTTGAGAACTAAATACATTCCCACCGCCCTCCACCATGTCCCCACCCAACATCAGGACGCATTCATCAACCGGGTGGTCTTTGCGTTGAATCTCCGTGAGGCTGATGACCTTGTCGGTGAACTCGGCGATGCGCCGATCAGCGACCGCAATGTTGTACGACGATGTCTTCTTGCCTAACTGCCAGTCGGTGGCGTGAACCAATGCGACCTCATGCCCTTTACGTCGCTTATCCACGGCAGGGCGCTTGACAGTGAGTCCTCGCCCAGATGCCTTAGCGGCCTCATAGGCGGCCTGATAGATGGCTTGGACGATGTCGTCGGTTCGTCGTTTGTTTCGGGCTGCTTCTCCTTGCGCCTTTTTGAGGAGGCGTTGGAGTTCGTCAATTTGTGATTGTTCTTCATAGGCGTTCATGAGTCCTGAATCTCCGTGCGGATACGAGTCAACGCTGAGTAGGAGATGGAGAACCCTTGGTTCTTGAGTACCCGATGGATGACGGAGGTGGCGATACCAACATCACGGCACGCTTTCTCGAAGTCTTTCCATCGGTCGCCGAGGAACTCACGGAGGCGTGAGTCGGCTTTGTTGGCGTTAGGACGCTTTGCGGCTTCCTGTTTTACTGCGTCTAGGAACTCTCCCATTCGTGGTCCCTCCTGTTAGGTGCCATTCAATGTGTGAATCCACCTTACCCTCGACTCGTTCCATTGTGTTGGATACCCGGTTGAGTGCGTCCATCACCTTGGCATGGTCGGCGTGATTCTCCCGGCGAAACTGCTGGATGACGGCCACGATGATCGAGGCAACACCAGCCACTACTGCGGTGAGGAGGAGCGCCCAGCCTTGGTCAAGCATTGTCTTCTGCTGGTTTGTTGGCGAGCCATTCCTTCACAGCATCCGGCACTTGGTCACCGCACACCATGCGCAGGTGCCATGGCTCGCTCTGTAGCTCCCAAGAAAATCCGAAGCGTTGAGCATTGGCGAGCAGCCAGTCAAGCCTCTTGCCGGATGCATTAGCAATGTCAATGGCCAGCCCGTAATTATGCATAGAGGTACCCGGTACCGCCATCGGCGCCAGTTTCGGCGACTTGAGATACCAGGCTTTGCCTTTGTACACCTTGGGCTTTTGCTTCATCTGTTTCTTGTTCGGGGTGTCGGTGTATCGCTGATAGAAGCCATACTCCTGAGTTTCCAAACTGCGATAAGTGTCAGCCTGTGAGGTTGGTGAGAGGTCGATGCCTTCTGCGTTGGCAGCCGCATCCATGGCCTCGTAGCAGTCGGCAGCGAGGTGATGCAGTTTGCCTTTGCCTTCGATTGCACGAAGCAGGTTGGCTGGAATCTCGCCGGGTTTGCATCCCTTCAGGTCGGAAGGGAAGACAACCTTGACGATCGGAAGTTGACGAGCCATTACTTCTTGCCGTTGCTGAACGCTTCTTTGATTTCGTCGCTGGTCAATTCACCGTCGGTCGATGCCGAGGCGAGCTTCTGGACGACTTCGAGGACGGCCATTGCACCAGCCAAGATTGCTGCCTTGCTGACGGAGACGCCGATGACTGCTCCGCCGGTGACGGCTGGGAGTGCTCGTGCGAGGAATAGCGAGAAGAGTCGTTGACCTAGGTCGAGGAAGCGTGCGATGGTTGCATTCTGTTTGATTCCCATGTCAGTTGTCATCTCCGTCTCCCTGTGTTGCTGTTCCTGCCAAGTGTAGTGCGAGTGACAGGAATGTGAAGAACAGCGCCCAGTTCTGGATGGGTCCAGAGAGGGTCATGATGGTGATGGCTGATGCGCCGAGGGTGAAGCCGAGCGCAAGTATTTCATGCCCGATTTTCTTGAACATTGCTAATTCCGTCTACGCAGGCTGGTGCCGACGGCAACAAGTGTAGAAGACACGGCAACCAATGTCCTTCGTTCGCTGACCGGGATTGTTGAGCCAATCATCACATAGGAATCAAACAGTCCGGTGAACACGTTGATGGCCGCCTCGAACGCTTTGCGTACTTTCTTGGGTGCGTCTTGGACTGCCTCGACGATGGCTTCACCATCAGCAGCCGTCAAGTCCTCGACGCTGATGGTCTCAAAGATTGCTTCAGCCTGTTCCTCGGTGATGACCGCCAACACTTCGGCGCTGGTGGCAAGTTGGGTTGCCTGCTCGGAGGTGGGTTGGGCAGCCAGGACGGTTGCGACAGCTGCGACAATCTCTTCGGCTGGGAGATCGGCGACGTCTTTGAGCAGGGTTTCTATGGCTGCGTCAACCTGTTCTTCGGAGAGTGCCGTTTCAGGTTGTGGTTCTTCTTCTGGCTGTGGCTCTTCTATTGGCTCCGGGAGTGTTGTGGTTGTGGGTGCTGGTTCGGTGGTTGTTGATTGAGGAAGCTCAGGCTCGTCTGGCAGAGTCGTCACGGGAACTGGATCAGGAGCCTGCGTCGTCGTAGTTGTTTCCTCCGGCTGAGTTGTTGTGGTCGTGGATTCGGTGGTGGTGGTTGGTGGCTCAGTCGTGGTTGTCGTGGTAGTTGTTGGTTCGACATAGACAGTGGTGGATGTCGTTGTTGCCGGGGTGACATAGACAGTGGTGGTTGTAGTCGTCGTCTGTTCAATCGTCGTGGTGACGGCCTCAGTTGTGGTGGTGACTGGCTCGGTCGTGGTGGTCGAGGCTTCGGTTGTGGTGGTCTCAGGTTCGGTGGTCGTGGTCGGTGAGGCAACCTCGTTGCGGGTGAACGCTTCGTCGGGGACGATGGCCCAACCTGTTTCGTCGATGTTCCAGGCGAGCATGTAGCACGCTCCGCCACCCCACTCGAAGAACCAGCCATCCAACGGTTGTGAGCCGGGTTGGACGTTGAGGGCGACTTGTTGAGACCATGAGCAGCCTTTGAGGTTCCATGTGCCGAACTCTGTTCCGGCGATGTTGATGGTGCCACCATCATCGGCTGCGACCATGAATCGGATTGTGTCGTGTTCGGGGATGGTGATGTACCCGGAGTAATGAATCATGAAGAAGTCCCATCCGCATGATTGGAATGGTTCACCGTTGTAGTTGCGGTTGATGTTGTTCTCTATCTCCGATCCGCATGTCGGGTAGAGGTCGTCACTTCGAGTTGGTATCCCAGTCGGCTGGTAGGTGTAGCCGACGGCATTGAGTCCAGGCAACGGTTCTGCTTGCGCTTGGTATGGCCAGAACGCAAAGAGTATGGCGGGGAGCGCAATCAGCGCACGCTTCACGCCTCAGTTGTCGGCAAAACGAACTCGTCAGACTCGGCAACATAGACGTCGCCGATGCCCGCATACTTGGACCTGAAGTTAGCGTGATAACTCGTTTGCAACCATGTGCCAGTCAGACCGATGGACGCAATGAACGCTTGACCGATTGGTTCCGATTCGGGGAACTCTCCACCACCACAATCATCGTTGCCAATCACAATCACTTCACGCACCGTGTTCGTGTCATCTACTAATGCGAAATGTGCCATTACGCCACCACCAATGTTCCGGTCGAATCCCAGGCATACCAAGTGTAGGAACCGTCGGTGCCATTGGTTGTTGTTCCGGTGACGCTAATTGAGAGTCCCGCAGCATTGGCAGTGAGCCACCGCACGACAACACGACCCGAACCGCCATTGCCACCATCGGTTGCGCCACCTGCGCCAGCACCGCCGCCACCACCACCACGATTTGCTACGCCTGCTGTTGCCGTTGTTGGATTTCCGTTTCCAGCATTTGTCCCACCTGTGCCGCCTGTTGAACCACCTCCACCACCGCCACCCGAATACGAGATGGTAGTACCTGTGTAGTTGTTTGTTGATGCCGCACCGCCATTGCCGCCCGTAGTTCCAGAGCCGTTAGAGCCAACACCGCCAGCACCGCCACCGCCACCGCCAGCACCAGCACCAGAACCAGAACCACCGTTGTTGCCTTCTCCGCTTATTCCTGTTCCACCTGTGCTAGCCGCATTTCCACCGCCACCGCCCGAACCACCATTTGCACCCTGCTTCTGGTCATCTGTTCCTGAGCCGCCACCACCATTAGATGACCCAATAAATGATGAAGCAGTACCAGACGGAACATAACGAGCTCGTGCCGCCGCACCGCCAGCACCGACCTTCACTGTGTAGGTGGTCTTGCCGATGATGCCTGAACCCGTGACGAATCCGCCACCGCCACCGCCACCTCCAAAGTTGTATCCGCCAGCACCACCGCCACCGACCAGCAGGAACTCGACGTTTAGAGTGTTGCGTGAGCCACCGCGAAAAAAGATTGCTGCTGACGCACTGGTGAAATAAACGACTCCGCCCTCCCATTGCGCCAATGTCGGTGCTGTACCTGCTGAAGAGTTGAGAGTCAAACCAGCACCAGCTGAGATGGTGATGGTGCCTGATCCAATCGAATGCAACCACACCGCATCACCTGCATTGAACGTGCTGTTCGGTACGGTGACGGTTCCTGCGGTTGACATGTTCATCACTTCTCGTGTGCCTTTGTCGGCTGCGACGAGTGTGTAGTTGGCGGTTTGTGTGGAGACCGACATGTTGAAGTCGTTGGTTTGCAGATCGTTCATCTGCTGTGCGGTGAGCACCTGTCCACTGGTGAAGGTTTGCTTGGCCATACGGATGCCTATGCTAGTCCAACATTGGTGTCATCAAGTTCGCTGGTGTTGAGGATGAATTGGGTGAGGAGTTGGGCTTGGCCGAGGCCGAGTCGGATGCGGTGTGAACCTGGGGTGATGTCGTGGGCGAGGTTCTCGATGTACATGGTTTTGGTGACGGTGGTGGGTGCGCCGGTGGTGTAGGTCTTGGTGATTTCTACGAGGTCGCCGATGTCGAGGATGGAGACGGCTTGGGCGTTGGCGGCTGTGAGGCCGTTGAGGATGACGCTCATTTCGTTGAAGCGCACGACCGGGTCTTTGTACTTCGCCAACAGGTTGGCTGCCAGGGTGTCGCCTGCTGCTTGGGTGTTGAGCGGGATGTCGCTGAGGCTGAGTGTGTTGACGCCGAACTCTGATGTGGAGGTGGTGTCGACTGCGGTGGAGACGGCGAGGCCTTGGACGCCGACTTGGACTCGGTTGTAGAGGGTTTCGGCTCCGTAGCCGACGGAGAGTTCTTGGTAGGCGATGACGGTTCCGGCTGGTGTGTCGGAGAACTTGATGTCTGCCGTGTCAAAGGAGAACGAAATCCTCGGCTGGAAGACTGCTGTCCCGCCACGGTTCACGAAGAAACGTCCGTCCTCTGCGAGCACGACTGCGTCGATGGCTGACTTGACATTGTCGTTGGCGTCGTAGGCGACGGTGCCGACGGTGGCCACACCAGTTGCAATACTGCGGGTCGCTGTCGAGTAGGCGACTTCGGGTCGATCGAGGATGGCTGAGACTCGTGCGGAGGTGAGTTGGCTGGATGGATTGAAGGCGGTCAGGTTGGTGCGACCAAGCGTGGAGAGATCGTCGACGCAGGTGACGATGGCGAAACTGTTGTCCGGCTGCTGATAGTCAATGTCCAAGTCGTTCACACGACCAACGAACAACGGCTCCTGACCTGCCGTCCCACCGTAGACCTGAACGAAGCGTCGTGGGGCGATACCGTACCCGTCCTGCACGAACGGTGACGCCGTGTTCGCCGGATCAAACGAACGCCCAGAAGCCTTGTCATCGAGCACGATGGTGGCTTGACCGACACTCATCGTGTCCAACTGTGTTGCACGACCACGACGAATCGACACACTCGTCACATACTCGGTGACGTCAGCGAAGTTTGTTGAACCATCCAACACATCAGGGCCGTCGAGTGTGGACGAATCCAAAGTGAATGCGTCCTGCACTAGCCCGGTGTCCATCAACACCCGATACGTCTGACCCCAAATCGCCGTCGTCGCCATCGGCTACACCATCAAGTTCAGAGGGCCGTTGACACGCTCGTAGTCACGCAAATACTGATAAATCTCCTCACCAACCTGCGCACCATTCAACACACCCGACTGCACAATGATGTCAACCTTCGTCGTCCCATTCACACCAGGAACACCACCAGCAGGTGAACCACCACCCACCGCAGGCACCACAGGAACCAACCCCGTCACAGGATTCTGACCAGCAATCTTCGGGAACGCAGCCGACACCTGAGCCAACGCCGCCAACGCAGTCTGATACTCCTCCAACGCCTCACGCTGATCGTCAATCGCCTCAGTCAAATTCTCAACAGCCTCACGCTGATTGTCCTGCGCCGAACGCACCGCATCCAAGAACGGCACCAACTCCTCATCACCAGCACGCAACCCTTCCGTGCTAATACGCAACTGGCGACGAGCCTCATCCAAATCCAACGTCTCCTGAATGACACTGTCCTGAGCATCAGCCACCGAGAACTGAGCCTCAGCCAAGTCAATCTCAGCCTTCCGAATGTCATCAGCCGTCGACTCCCCATCGGCACGAACCTCAGCCAAACGACGCTCAGCATCACGCACCGCAATGACCGACTGCTCCACACCAAACTTCGAGCGGGCAACCCCACGCTCAGCTGCAGCCACACGACGCTGAGCAGCCTCAATCGAAGCCGGGTCGCCACCCATCTGAGCAGCAGCCAACTCCTCCTGAGCTTTGTTCAAGTCCTGATTCGCCTGCAACACAGACTGCTGAGCCTTCGCCACACTCTGCTGACTACGACCGTAGGCATCGGATGCCGACTTGGCTGACTTGGCCGCCGAACTGTACTCCTTCAACTTCTGTTCAACCGTCTTGATTTTCTCTCCAGCTTTCCCAGCCTTGCCACCAGCCTTCTCGGCCTCATCACCGAAGTCGGTGATAGAACCCTTGGCACGGATCGCCGCATCCTTGTTGGCCTGCAAACGACGCTCGACCGTATCCAACGGACCTTTCGCCATGATGTCAAGTTTCTTGGCTGCGTAGTCAACATCTGCACCGAACTCGGCGAACGCCGCATTCATTCCCTCCTGAGCCTGCTTCACCATTCCCTGAATTGAAACGATGGGCTTACCGAACGCAAGGAACGCACGAACTGCGTCAATCCCTGCGAACAACGGAGCCAACGCACCGACAATTCCATTCAAGAATGAGAAGATTCCGTTGCCAATGGACTGAATCTGAGCCAGAACTGCTTTGCCCATCTCACCGAACGCAGCCACGAAGTACGCCAACCCTGCTCGAACACCCTGGCTACGGAACTGGTCAATCGCCAACGACACCGCAGGGATGAGTCGGTTCGTCAAGAAGTCAACGACCTGTGTGACGACCGGGAGCAGGATGGTTCCGAACTGTTCCTTCAATTCTTCGACTGCGATACCGAATGCACGGAATCGTCCAGCCGCCGAGTTCGCCTGCACCTCAGCCTGACCCTTGAACGTGTCAGCCAAATCACCCACAACCTTGTCAAAGTTCTTCGTCTTGACAGCGTTCTGATCCAACGGAACACCCAGACGAGTCAACGCCGTGAACTGGCCCTGGCTCGCACGAGACAAGGCGATAGTCACCGACTCAAGGTCACGACCAGTACCAGCAGAGATGTCCAACGCCACCTGCAACAACTTCTGCGACTGAGTGAAATCACCCGTCGCACGAATCAGGTTGCCGAACGCCGGACGAAGCTGGTCATCCGCAACTGCCGCCGACTTCGTGAACTGAGTGATGAGGCGTTCAGTTTCCTCACGCAGAATCTCAGACTCACCAAATGTCGTCTTCAATGTCTGGGCAAGTTTCTCCTGAGACTCGGCATCCTCAGCAGCAGCCTTGATAGCGAACCCGGCAGCAGCGGTGACCGCACCAAACGCAGCCGTCCCAGCAATCGAGATGGTCTTGAACGACGGCAACAGGGCCGACAGTTTCCCACCCAAACCCTGAGAACCGAAGGTCGCATTGGCTTGACCTTGAACTTTGTTGAACGCCGAGATGACCTGCTTCGGATCAGCGAGCAGTTTGACAATGAAGTTGCGCTCAACGGCCATGAGCGCCGATTCTACTTGACTAGAAGACCATGTCTTTCGTGAGCTCTTTCCATTCGCTGTACAGACGACGATGAATCTCGTTCTGCGTCAAACCAGCGAACCGTGACAAGTCCTGCGGTTCACTCCACCATTCCTCACGCAACGCACTCAACGCCTTCGGTCGACTGCTTTGAGCAGCCTTCGGCATTGACGACACCACCATTCGAGGCGGAACGAACAACTCACCCAACTCAGCATCCAAGAACTCGCCATGCCCATACTTCCGAGACGACCAATCAAACCGTCCCACCGGATGCTGAGGCAGATAGAAGATACGAGCAGGGTCCTTCGTGGCTGGGTCGCCAACGACGTTGATGCGTTCATGCAGCCGAGTCCACACCTCTGCCCAACGATGGGCAGGCACCGGGTCTTTGAGAGGGAGCACCAAGTGCCAGTGTTCATCGTTTGGGCGATGCGACCATGTGGTGTAGGCGAACCATTCCAAGCCATCCAACCGAGCGTGGTCAAACGACTCACCGTCCATGTCCACCACCAGACAGGTCACCGCTTCAACATTGCGGTTGCTTCGTGTGGTGCCTGGTGCGTAGATAACTGGCGACCACAGCGCACGCTGATCCTTGCGTCGGGTTTCCTTACGGATGCACAGACGAGACCACAACTGCACCCACGAACCAGCGAACGGCTTGGGGACGACAGACTTGACGTAGTCGAACCTGACGGCACGGACGTTATCCAACTGAACTTCTGGGAACATGGCGGGCTCCTTACAGGTCAGCGTAGCGTCAGGAAGCCCCAGCCGCAAGCTTCTTCAACACGAGGTCGATAGCCGACATGTACTCCACGGCAATCTTCTCCTTATTGTCCCGGACTGCCTGCCAGAAGAAATAGCCTTGACGGCCACGATGACGCAAGAACTGTTGGGTCGTTGGACGTCGACGACCACCGAACTCGGCACCGAAGAACACGTCACCCATCGTCACCTTCGTCTTGCGCTTACGGTTCGACCGGGACGCCGATACATAACCACGCTTGGAATCCAACTTGATAGTCGGGATGCGATCATGTCGAGCACGCAACCCGCTCACCACAGCCTGAGCCTGAGACCTGCCCGATGAGCCTGGACGCTGCGCACCATGCGGAGGTTGCCCAGCAGCATTTGACTTGGCTGCCTCCACCACGAAATCGGCGACAACCTGAGCAGCTTTGCGCATCTCAAGATTGAACTGAGGTGAAGCCTGCGATGCTTCACGCAAGAATTGCAACAACCCCGGTGCAACGAACGCCACCTCTTCACCACGACCAAGCGTGTATCTTCCAGATGATGTTGCCATGTCACCGATTGTACGGTGTCGGGTTCATCTTGACCGCCTTCCAGCGAAGGTACGCCGACATCGTGTAGAGCATTCGTGGGGATTCAGTCAGCAACACTGACGGGGCGATGCCCGTCTCGACCGCCAGATAGGCGATCAGCCAGTGGGCTGACTGCTCTCCAAAGGGACGAGCGGTTCCTCACCCGTGTCAATGTCGATACCTTCAACGGTTGCACACCAGTCATCGAAGCCGAGTGTGGTGACCTTGCGTCGTTTCTCTGAGTGCCATGCAAACCATGCAAGGTCACGGGTCTTGAGGTTTGTCTCGATGTTGGACATGGAGACGTTGTGGACTTCTTCGTATTTGACGAAGTCAGCGAACTCGCATAGTGCTTTGCGTTGTTCGGTCGCCGTCTTGACGATAAGCGCAATTTTCATTTGTACCTCCGCAGGGTGAAGTTGTTAGAACTAGGCGACGAGACTCTTGGTGATTGCACCGGAGATTGGGAAGGTGACGTCGGCAGTGTTCAACTCGCCCACGGCTCCGTTCACGGGAGTCCACTCGGTCACAAGTACTTGGAATGTATAGCTTGGTCGGGTCGTGCCAGCTGGCGTGCCGTCGGGACGAATCACGCAGGTGACTGCGGTCGAGCCAACGAGCGGGAAGAAGATTCCGTCGATGGCGTTGTAGTCGTTGTGGATGCTGAATGTGACGGAGTTGTCAATGAGACCAGACACTCGTGTCACGGCAGACGATCCGAAGGCAGTGGTGGCAACTTCAGCAGCCGTGGTGGACAGCGTGACCGATGCGACATTGGAAGAAATGTCGGTGCCGTTGAAGGTGATGTTTGCGTTGTTGAGAACCAACTTTGCCATGACTATTTGTCTCCTGCCTTATCGGCCTTTGAGGATTTCTTAGATTCTTCGACTGGCGTCAGGATACCTGCACCAATCAACAACTCTACATTGTCGATGCCTGTGCCGTCCACATGTCCACCCGGCTCAACGCCAGTGACCGAGAACGGCCCAGAAACGAGATACTTCGCCATTGTCTAAGCGTACACCGTGACCTTGAAATCCATCGTCAGATACAGCGTGTCGTTGGCGTCAATGTTCGTGAAGTTCCCTGCCGAGTTCACAATCAAGTCATCGCACACACCACCGAGGGTTCGGTCTGCTTCGATGGCTGCACGCAACGATTGTGCGCCAGAGAATGCGGTGTACTGATCCAACGCATCCTGAGCCGTCCGCTCAGACGCACGATTCACCACGATGGTGACGGTGAAGTCCATGACCACACCACCGCTGCCCATGCCTGTCTGGTGGAATCGAATCTCATCTAACGTCGGCCATGCGAACGGAGGGTTCACCTGGTCAGGCTGATAGTCGAAGGCTCGTAGTCCGGGGACGGTTTGGATGGCGGACTTGAGTCCGTCTTTGACTTGTGCCGGTGTTGCGGGCATTAGGCGAACATCCGCATTCGTCGATACGGCTCAACCAACTGAGCCATGTCAGGGTCAAGGAATCGAGAAACACGGATAGCACCCAAGTCACCAAACCCAGCCACACCCAACGGTGAGTCGTACCGCTTGAAGATGCGTGACGCCTGAATGATGCAGGCTTGAGTGATCGGGTCTGGCACAGTCGCCCAACCCCAACGGGCAGTCACCTGAACGAGAGCTTGTTCACCGTAGTTCGCATTGACAGTCGGGAATAGATAGTTGCCAACTGCACGAATCTTGTCATAGGACCAAGTGAGTCCGTCCAAGATTCCGTTCAACGGTTCCAACTGGTAGTCGCTCGTCGCCCACGTCGTATCGAAGTTGCCGTCAGCAAACGACGAAGTCTTCAACACGAACCCGGTCGTCGTATAAAAGTCATCCACATCACAGACGAACTCGGTGTTGGCTTGGAACACTCGTGGCGTAGCCGACGCAGCAGCCCAGAACTGGCGATTGCAATACCCGTCAATGAGACGAGAAGCTGCACCAGCACAGTTGTCAATCAGCGTGTCATCAAGCGTGTCAGCCGTGCCGATACGCAACGCCGCCTTGATTTGCGCACGAGTCGCATAGAGATTCTCATTGGCCATACTTGCTCAATCCTACTTGCCAATGAGCCACTGATTCCCAATAACCTCCACCTGCACACCCAACGACTCAGCAAACCTGTATACATCATGGCGAACCGCAGGCCAATCTAAATCATCACCCATCAACAACCCGCCCTTCACCAACAAATCCCAAGCAGTCATCAACTCCAAGAACGTCTCATCCTGCTCGTGAGCCGAATCCACATACACCACATCCGGGCGATACCCAGACACACGCTCCAACACACGCATCCCCACAATCCCCGTCGCAGGCAAAGGCGTGATGACATCCTCAAACCCGGCATCCTTCACATTCGCCAAGAACCGTTGCCGAATCGTCGGCGCACCATTCATCAACCCAAGAAACCGCCACTTCCCTTGACGCACCAAATCCTGCTCCCACGCCCACATGTTCACATCACCCGTGAACGGATCAACACACACAATGTCCACATCCAGACCCAGACGCTCAGCAACCCGTGCCACCAGCAACGCCGATCCACCCAACATCGAACCCACCTCAACCCAATAGCGGGGCTGCCGTTCACGCAACACCCGCTCCACCAACGACTCTGAGAGATGGGTGTGCGGATACCCGTTATCTGATGGGCCTGCGTCCGCATACACATCCTGCGAACCGAACAACACGCCACGAATCTCCCGACCAATCAGCCCCATGTTCCCTTGAACTTTCTCAAATAGTCGTTCTCCAACACCATGTTCCTGCGCCCATGATGCTCGACGAATCCCACGTTGCGTGAGTCCCGAAACTCTGGGAAAACCACCGGCACGTTCCCTGCCGCAGCCGCATAGCCACGAGTCCATTCCACCTCAGCCTGAATCGAATCCCGTTGCGTCACCGGCGAGTACAGCTCCACTCGGCTGAGATGTTCCCGTGTGTAGATACCCATGTACATCCCGAAGATGCCTGGGTCATCCGTGACCGACACCGAACCCTCATGCTCGAACA